AAGTTTGGTCAAACTCCTCCACGAACCTATATGGGTCATCCTTATAGGGGTCTGCATTATAATTAGGTGGTTCCTCAAATGTCACAGTAGGTGCTTCTGAATAACCACTCCCAGCATCATCTATAACAATACTAGTAACCACTCCATCTGTTAGTTCCGCGTGAGCTCTTGCGTTACCTGTAAGAGTAATATTGGGTGGACTAGTATATCCTGCTCCACCATATGTTATAGTAAATCCTGTTACCGAACCACTACCTATTGTAGCGGTTGCGGTTGGTAGTGTTGTTCCTACTGACATTGTTTGCGTTACTTTAGGGCCACCAAAGTCAGAATTTTCATATGTTTCTGCTATTGCCTTTTTGATAAACGACTGATTACTTACAAATCCATAATAATTTAATTTCATGGTAAAGTTAAGTGTCCAGTTGATACTTTGTCTATCTGCAAATGCACCCTCAAATGTATCTTCGTAACTAACACTATCCAAAGTTATTTTTATATCTCTTTTAATACCCAACTCAGGCAAATCATTTATTGTCACATTAAAGTCTGGGTTGAAGTATGGGAAAATCTGTTCTACTATCTGCAATGCGTCCTCTTGGTTCTTTGCAAATACATATAAAGACATGTTCATATCATATGGAGTAGATACAAAACTTGTTCTATACGAATTTGTTTCCGCACCAGAAGTAGTTATATTCTTTTGTACAGGCGAAACCTTTCTTGATGGGTCATACTGGAACCCAACTATTTCAAACCCCATGCGTGGCAAACTAAGTGCCACCTCTCCACGCGATTCAGTAGTTGGTATTGCTTCAATCCTAGTCAAGAACTTTTGTTTTGTGGAATAAGATAGAGGAACCCGAATTACCTGTTCTGTGACATTACTAGCATTTACCCTTTTGATTTGAATACTATTGAAGATAGTACCAAATGCAATTATGGCTTTGCGTGTATGTTGATTGTAAAATTGTTTATTCTTAAACATTATATCTCACCAAATGGGTTCTTCTCTGTAAAGTCTAATATATTAGATGCAGTTTGCCATGAATCAAAGTCCTCATTGTCAACCCCAACATTTCCTCTACTGGTCTGGAAACTCTCTAGTATCAGACTAGATTGGTCTTCTAATCTTAACAAGTCGCCATTCTCCAACTGGAACTGAAACTGTAGGATGTCAAGACTTTGTAAGTCTTCTATTCCATCGATATCAGTATCACCAGTATCAAGTCTTTCTGAACTGTACTCAAAGAGTTCGCATTGAAGTCTGAATGTGTAAATCTTTCCTAACTGATAGAATGGATTCTGAAACTCTACTAGTTTAATTTCAAATAAAGATTTTGTTTTCGGGAAGTATAACAAGTCTCCCTCAGCGGGTCTTGCCGTCAACTGGAATGTTCCACCAGCATCTTCTTCTCTATCTACCATCTGTTCCCACCTTCTTTTAGAAAGAACAAATGTTGCTTGGTCTCTAATTTCTATTCCAAACCTAGTAAATAATTCTCCTTCACCTTCGTACCCCTCTACATTTTCCATGTACATTTCGAGAGGATATTGTTGTGTGAATTTAGACAACTCATCTTCATCAAAAATAGTATCTCTGTTTACCAAAGTCCTAGGCATATAATGAACATCGTGTCCATATATCTTCAGGCTTTCAATAACCAAGTCTTCTACTAATCTTTGTTCGTTAGCAGTTCCACTTGTATTGCCAGATTGGAAGTAAACATTAGTCGCCATTTATTTACCCTGTCATCATCATTGGGGGTAATTCATATCTCATCTGCATTTCGTCTTCTATAACTTGCACTTCTTGAACTGCTTCACCATATATTTGGTCACCATTAAGTGTTACACCGCCTGGCAACGCGATTCCCCCGAACTTCTTCATGTTCTCGCCCCATTGTCTTTTGATAAGAGCAGTAGCATATCTCTTCAAAAACATATCATCATAGACCTCTGTATATGTAGCGGGGTCTAGAATTGCATATGCTTCCGCGATAATGTAATTATCTATATCAAAAGTAGAATCCATATCTGTATCTAGATATAGTCTATTAGTTTTTCTGTTAAATCTAATTGGTCTTTCGTTCCTAAATATACTTTCTAGTACATTCATGTGTGTCTTGACCATTGAATAATATGTTATGTCAGCGGACAATAGATTGTATAAATCATTTAACGCGAACTGGTAATCTACATCAAACAAACCATCTGATTTACTACCTACTAGGGCTCCGAATTTAAAAACCCTAACAACATTTAGAATGTCATTACCTACTGGTATGTAAGCGTTTTCTATATCTCCCTTGGATATACTTTGAATCGTAGCGGTAGTACCAGAGTCCGAACCTGTAATTACTTCGTTTGCTTCAAACGATTCAGCAGTAGTTGGTTTTTCATAAACTACTGAAGTGCCAGAACTTGATTTGTGGACTGTGGTTTTTGCGCCAGAGGTTCCACCAGTTATTGTTTCGCCTGTTGTGAAAGTGGCACTACCTGTTAAAGTCAAGGTAGACCCAGTTAACTTGTGTTTAATGTATGACCTCTCTACGCCATCGAAATGATATTCGTTCCAATGTTGAAAGGCATCATCTATTCTATCTGATATTTGGTCTTCATCGACATTTATTTCGATTACAGGATGTCCCAATCTTCGCAAACAATAGTCGATGAGTCCTTGTCTTGTGGATAAAGCCATGTGGACTCCTAAAAATAATTTCTAATTCTGTGACTATTTATAAGACTTAGGATTGGTCATATGCGTACAACAAGGCCTTGAGAGCGTCAATTTCCGCTTTCACGAATGCTGTAGTGGCAATTTGAGTTGTGTTTGTCCCTGTAGAGGCAGTTGGTGCCGTTGGTGTTCCTGTCAAAGCTGCACTAGTAAACATAGTCGCTTTACTTTCATTGGTTACATTACTAACTGAAGATGCAGTAGCATAGGATGATAAATCGGGTGGGGTATATGTAAACACACCAGTACTATTATTATATGATATGCCACCATCACCAGACGCGGATGCTTCCGAACCTACTGATAGACTAGTTAAAGATAATGCGTCTGATATTCCATATCCAGAAACAGTAGTGGGTTTAGATGATATATCAGAAAAGGCAATATTAGCACTAATTGTTTTCTTTGCACCACCACTATCCTTAACTTCTAAATTATTACTACCGTCATTGGTAAGTTTCATACCACCAATATCAACGGTACTACCAGAGACATATAAGTCTCGCCATCTCAATGAAGATGTACCAAGGTCATATGTATCATCTGCGGAAGGAATTACATGTGAGGTTACCCTATCTAATCCAGATTCCTCATGTGCGTCTACACCTTTCCACTTCTGAATAGTGGAATCATACATCAAGAACTTGTTGTTTACTTTCGCGGTTGCTCTATCGATGTCATCTAGGAACTCTAACCTAACTTCTCCACCGCCACCGATACCTTGCATACCCAATATTAATTGTCTTACATTTGCATTGATATCTGCTATTTGTTTCTGAACATTTGCGGTCTCGTCAACTTGTTCTTTTACAATTTGTTTCTTTTCAGAGAGATATTGTACCGCGAGTTCTTGTAGTTTTCTTTCTTCTTTGTCCTTTTTCTCTACTGGTTTAAGACTAAGAACATCCATGACCGCACTATAGGCATCCTTAGTTACATTGAATGACTCTGGTTGTGCTTCCTCTTGTATTACTTCTTCTTCCACCACGCCAGCATATTTCTTTTCCAATGCATCTACCTTGGCTTCTAGGGAAGATATGTCTGGTTGGTCTGGTTGTTTCGTTCCCATATCTGGTGGGAGATGATGTGACAACAACTCTTCAGGCCAATCACTCTCTGTATGAGATTGAGGAACCTCTTTTAACTTATATGGTTCTTTTTCTTCTACACTTTCTACCATCTGACTCACAGGGCGAATATCAAATTCCTTTGATAATTTCTCTGGGTCAATGTTTTTGAAGAAATCTGTCGTTTCCTCTGGTGCGGATACTTCTTCTATTTCTTTATAGAGGTGGGGAGTTGTTTCCTCAAACTGTTCTTTGATTTCTTTTAATCTACCCAGTTTATCTTTAGTTTCTTCTTCCTGCTGAGACAACATTTTAAGTTCGCTTTTAAACACGCCCCAGAAATCTTCTTTGACTTGTTCTTTGTGCGCTCTTTTGCGTTGTGTTTTTTCAACCTGTTTGAGAACTTCTTCTTCTTGAAGTTTAAGATTTCGAGTTTTCTCGTCAGCTATTGCTTCAAACAGTTTCTTCAGCTCGTCCATTATTCTTCCTTTTTTTCTTTCGGCTTATCAAAAGATACAGTCACACCACTATCATTCCATTTCTTTTTTTCTTCTTCGCTGTAATCCTCTCCGTACCTTCCTCTCTCTCGATTACCGTCACCGTTTAGCTCAGTTAAATCCTGCTGAGTCTCTTTAAAATTGTTTTCCACTTACATTTCCTTATGATTTGGTTACTTGGGGCGTTACGGTAATAATGCCTTCTTGCACCCTCAACACCTCTGGTGAGTTTGCAATCTCTACATCATAGACATATCTACCAGACTTCAACGCGGTTGTTTGTGTTGCGGTTAAAGATAAAGTTATAACACCAGTAGCGTCCACTTGAGCGGTTGTAAAACTTGTATAAGTAGTACTGTCATAGCTTTTTCGGAACTGTGATGTTGTTGTATAGCCAGT